GGTGATACAGACAATACGATTACAACAACTATAAATGGTGATAGTAATAATGTAATTGCTGAAGTACAAAACGGTGATAATAATGTCCTTGATGTACAAGTACAATCACAAAGCAATAACATTGTAAGACTTTATGTAAATGGTGATAATAACAATTCTAAAATATGGCAAGGCAAACACGAAGATGGTGACATAGACAATAACGAAACTGGTGACAATGACGCTTACTGGTATATCACTGGAAGTAATAACACCACAGCAAGTTATCAAACAGACGATAACAACAATGGTGGTCAATATACTTGGAATGATATAGACGGTAGTTCTAATACTGTAAAAATTACACAGCGTGGTGCTTCAGATCATTATAGTTGGTTAGATATGAATGGTAGTAATAATGATGTCACGGTATTACAACGTGGTAATAGTAATAAACAAACATCAACAATTACAGTAGATAGTGGACATACAGTAGATGTATTTCAACGATATGGCGATCACACAGCAACAATTAATTTATCAAATGCTGGTGGTGGCTATAATGTAGATTTAAATCAAACTGATTCGTCAAATAGATCATACTCATTGACTGGTACGTGTGCTAATTCTAATGGTTGTGCCGTCACTGTAACACAAAACTAGGGATATAAATATCATTATGGCAAGTGAATTATCTAAATTTTTTGAAGAAATATCAAGTGAGAAATCAAAGTTTGCAGAGAAGGTCAAAAATGACACTGATCTACAATCTATGTTTGGTCAAATAGCTGAACTCAAAAAAGAATCAGACAAAAGAAAAGAAGAAGTCGAAAAGAAATATGCTGTTCCTAATTTAGAGGAATCAAAACATAATCTACTTGACGAACTTATCAACATATCAACTAAGGTACAAGAACCAGAACCTGTTATTGTAACTCCAGCAGTAATACCCGACCCTCTACAACCTGAAGATAAAGTTATACCAGAAGAAGTTGAGATTAGTGCTTACAGTCATGTAAAAGAGAGAACACAAGAACCAAGTATTGTTGATCAGACAATTACACAAATTAAGAAATCAAATGTACAAGAGCAAGCAGAGAACGACAGACTAGAAAGAGAATTTAAAACATTTAAAAACTTAGTATCAAGGCAACTAGAAAGTTTAGGTGGTGGTGGTGCTGTCAATATACGTGACTTAGATGATATTGATAGAGCAACAGTATTAGTAGATGGCAAGTTTTTAAAATACAGATCAAGCGATGGTAAGTTTATTGGTGCTGATACACCAAGTGCATTTAGTGGTTCGTTTACAGACTTATCAAATAAACCTACAACAATAGCAGGTTATGGAATTACAGATGCTTTACAATTAGGCACAACTTCTACAACAGCACTAGCAGGTAATACTACCATACCTACAGCAGTAAGTCAACTAACAAATGATAGTAACTTCATATCAAACAGTATTGATATTGACAAACTTACATTAGTTGATACAGACACAGGATCAACACCAGGACCAAGTATTGATTTACATAGAAACAGTGCTAGTCCAGCAAATGGTGACTATCTTGGTGAAATAGATTTTAGAGGGGAATCATCTACAAGCGTAACTAGAAGTTATGCACAAATCAAAGGTAAGATTGGTGATCCAACAAATACTAGTGAAGATGGTTTGATGGAATTTTGGATTAGAAAAAATGGTTCTAATACAGTAACAGCTAGAATAAATGAAAATGGTTTATTTCTTAATACAGGTTTCGATATTAAATTTGAAGGTGGTACTGCTGATGCATTTGAAACAACATTAACAGCAGGCACTGGACCGTCAGCAGATAGAACAATTACACTACCAGATTTAGACGGAACTGTAGTAGTGAATAATAGTGGCACAGTAATGATGTCAAGTCTACCAACTAGTGACCCTAACAACGCAGGACAATTGTGGAACGATAGTGGTACACTCAAAATTAGTGCAGGTTAAAAATGGCATATCTTGTAGTTAATACTCCACCCGTAGAGTTATTTGTTAAAAAAGAATATTTGTATGATTTACAACGAGGGCATGGCGAACTCGTAGAAGGTATATGGGTTACTGCTAAATCTATACAAGGCAGAGCATTATACTTCGAAACTTACATACCTGAATATGGGGCATTGTTTGATAAACTACCAATCAGTGCATTTGTATGGAAGAAACCAGAAGAAGATTTACCACTAACAGAATTACAATTATGGGATTGTTTTAGTTACGATATCACTGTCGTTGAGAAACAAATGTTAAAAGGCAATCAGTGTAAATATCTATCACCAAGTAAGAAGTGGTACAAAGGTTGGTATATGTTTACAATAGACAATGCAAACTCAACAAACTTAGAGAGAAACGTAACTTATAGTGAAGTGCCTACACAACACAAATCATTTAATATTATCAAACTAGAGAATGGTCACTTTGCAGCTCAACCAAATAATAGAGTAATATTCTATGACAAATCATACACACCTAGTAAACTAAAGTTTCCTGACTTTGAGGTATCGTCTATAGAGTATAGTGTAGAAGGTGAGCAAAAATGGACTGCTGGTGATGACACTAAGTTTTTCTACGAACTAAAAGATAGTGAAGAATGAAAATAGTAACCCACTGGTTATTTGCCTTAGTTACACTTATTATAGTGTCATATATTGGGTGGCAAGAACCACAAGTAAAGCAAATACTCAAACTTAAATCATTCGATTTACTGTTTCAATCACAACCAAAAGAGAAGTCGCCAGATATAGGCATAGTCACTATAGACGAAGCATCTATAGAGAAGTATGGTCAATGGCCATGGGATAGACGTGTCATTGGTGATCTATTAGTCAAGTTAAGAGAAGCACAAGTTGGTGTTATTATGATGCCAATACTATTCTCAGAACCAGATAGACTAGGTGGCGATGAACAACTTGCAAATTTATTACAAGGTTCTTTTGTTGTCATAGCACAAGTTGGTACATCACAAACAAATAAGAACTCTGTGCCACGTGGTGTTGCAAAAGTTGGTGATCCACTACCATGGTTATTTGAATGGGATGGTATGTTAGGACCAATACCAGAGTTTCATGTTGCAGATGGTGTAGGTGTTATCAATACAGCACCAGAGATAGATGGTGTAGTAAGACGTGTGCCACTGATTATGAAAATTGGTGATGACACATATCCTGCAATGGCAGTAGAAGTAATTAGAGTTGCAACAGGCAATCCAAGTTATCAAGTCAAGTCTGGACCGACAGGTATACAGGCAGTTCGTGTACCAGGTTTTCCAGTCATTAAGACAGATGCAAATGCTAGAATATGGTTGACATGGAACAAAGAATATGACATAGTATCTGCTAGTTCAGATGACTTCTCATCACTAACAGGTAAGACAGTTGTTGTAGGTATTACGGCCGAAGGACTTGCATCTATCATCGCTACACCCATCGGTGAGCAGTATGATTATATGTTGTCTGCTAGCACGTTAGATACAGTATTAAGTGGAAAGTCGATACAAAGACACGATTTAAGTCCGCTTGGAGAGACGCTAGCGGCGATTTTGATCGGGTTTAGTGTGATAGTACTCGTGCGTTTTGCCCCATATTGGTTGATAGCGATTAGTGTATTATCATTATATGGTGCGTCAATATATGCATCATATTGGTTCTTTAGTAATAAATTATTCCTTGTTGATGTCACATGGATAATTATTACCTTGACAATTATATCAATGCATAGTATATTCAATCGATTTATACTAGAGTTTAAACTTAAACAACAAATCAGAAAACAGTTTGAGAAATACTTAGACCCAAGACAGGTAGCAATACTTGTAAAGAATCCAGACAAACTTAAACTTGGTGGTGACAGAAAAGAGATGTCATTTCTGTTTATGGACATTGTAGGTTTCACACCTATATCTGAATACTATAAAAACAATGATGATCCAGAAGGACTAGTCAATGTAATAAATGATTACTTAAATCGTATGTCTAAGATTGTATTGAAGAATGGTGGTACGATTGACAAGTATATGGGTGATTGTATTATGGCATTTTGGAACGCACCACTTGATTGTCCTAATCATGCTGAGATGGCAGTAAAGACAGCAATAGAATGTGCAAAAGAAACAGAGAACATCAAAAAAGAATTTAAAGAAAAAGGTTTACCAGATATCAATATTGGTTCTGGTGTCAACACAGGAACTTGTATTGTAGGTAATATGGGTTCTGAAAACAGACTAGACTATTCTGTTATAGGTGATAGTGTCAATCTAGCTGCAAGACTAGAAGCTGCGACACGTAACTACAAAGATGAGAATGGTAAAGTACCAGCATTAATATATTCTTCTTATACACAAGAACAATTAAAAGATATCAAATCTGTTGAAATAGATAAGATAAAAGTTAAAGGAAAAGAAGAATTGATTACCATTTACAAACCGATCTATAACTAAATACTTCTAGGTCTACATTACGGAAGGTTAATATGTTCTATATTACGCCTATTTTCACACAACATTTTATACAGGAGATTTCTATGCCCAACACTGGAAGACGAGCACATCTATTGACTATGAATTTGAATAAGAATAGAAAGCAGACTAAGAGACAAAGAATACAGAATAAACGATTTAAATCTTTTTATCTATTAGTGGCTAGAAAATCAACTTATGGATATGATGTTGTTAATGCCTGAGTAGTCAGGTCATCATTAAACGGTAATTTACGTGTACTGAAGCCTGTAGATGAATTAGTGCTTACACTATCACCACCTTTGACTACATTAATTTGTTGAATGAATTGTTGCTCATCAGCAGTTAGTTCTTCATTTGCTTCCATCTTCTTCATCAAGGCTTCGTACTGTTCTTTCGCTGCCTTTTCATCTAACTGTAATAACTTGTCAAGCTGAGTTTGTGTATCTGTGGCTGCATTTTCCATTGATGCCTCACCTGCCATGTCACCAGCAGTGCCTGCCTCTGGTTCGTAATCCTCTAAGTCTTTACCTTTACCACCTAACCATTTAGGTAAGAAGTCTCTAAAGTCTGGTAACTCAAAACTAAACAAACTCTTAACCCAATTGATTGCTTTAGATATAATGCCATCTGGTCCTAATAAGAAATCAGAAAACTTAAACGGCTCACTATTATTTTCTTCATCACCCCAACTGAATATGCCCTTAACAAAGTTAACAGCTAAGTTCAATGGTAGTGTGACAAGATCGATTAACTTCTCAAATGCTTGACCAAAGTCTTCTGGAAATGAAAACAAGTCTTTAATAAATGCAATTGGTAATGCTAGTTTCTCTGATACGTAATCTTTTAATGATGCAAATCCTTCTACTAAGAAGTCACCAGCAGCATTGAAGAAGTTCATTACACCCTCAAATGCAGCCATTGTTTTAGCACCAATATAATCAAATATATTAGTAAACCCATCTATAACAAAATTGTATGCACCTACAAAGAAGTCTTTGATTGAAGTAAATATCTCAGTGACTTTACCTACAACCCACGATGCTAGTCCATCATATGGTGCAAACGATAAACCAAATACGTTAAGTAAGTTCTCAGTGATTGTGTCAATTGCATCAAATATAAACTTACCAATATCACCAAAGATACCAAAGAATGCTGAAAACTTCTCTGATAGTGTAGTGTCGCCACTGAATATAATTTTAAACTTATCTACGATGCTTGTAATAGTGTCAATAAGACTACTGAATACATCTATAATTGTTTGAAGTGATTCTTTAAATACTTTCTTACCAAAATCTAATAATGCAAATACTATCTCTCTAAACTTAGGATTCTCTAATGCTTTGAAGAACGCAAGTAGTGGTACAAAGATACCAGCTGCACCTAAGAACACTGCCTTTAATCCACCAAATATATTTTTAATTGGTTCAAATGCCTTGCCTGCAACGTCACTTACCTTACTACCAATGCCCTTACTGTCATCGGATTCTCCTAATGCATCTTCTCTTTCTGCCTCTGCCTTTGCAGCTCTATTATCTTTGATTGTTTGTACTAGACCTTTTTTAGCAACGTCATTTCTAAACTCTGCTAGTTTGTTTGCCTTCTCTGATACACCTAATAAATTGTCAAGTTTGTCTACCATCATAGTAAATGTAGCACTAACAGGTCCAGTCTCATTCTCATATGCGAGTTGCTGTTGTTCTCTTAATGCGTTCATAGTATCAAGCTGTGCTTCTTTTCTAGCTTGATCTTTGGCAGCCAATTGCTCTTGCTCACTCATACCCTCTTTCATAAACTGAGTTGTATAGTATGCTTGACGCTCTGCTTGATTAGCAAGAGCCTCTTTTACAGCCTCAGTATTCATCGCACGATCTCTAGCTTCTTGTATTCTGATCGATTCGTTTTGATCTTTGAAGTCTTTAGCGAACTGCTTGAATTTCTTATTGAGGTTATCAACCCCTATAAGCATATCTCCAGGTAATTTTGTGATATCAATTGCCATTTATTATAGTAAATCCTTCTTTTTAGATTTCTTGTTTTTGATTGCATCAGCACCAAAGAACGCTGCAACTAAGCCTGCAACAGCAACAAAGTATGTTGGTGCAATATCAGCTATGTTTTTAGATGCATTTTCAGCACCAAATACAGACGTTACAAGAATTAAGAATGGGTATAATAACAATCCTGCTAATGCATACCATGTCATCTTTCTCATAGCATCTCTTTGAGCGTCTTGGTCGTCTAATTCTTTTCTTTTAAATTCCAGATACATTTCATGTTCTCTATCTGAAACTACACCATCACCATTTGAATCTGCTGGGTGATAGTCTTTTTTAATTTCTTCAGCCATTTCTTTTGTTCCTTCTTGCTTCTAATCTTTTGTTTTCCTCCTCAACATGTTGGTTGAGAAGTGTTACATATATCTCCCTCTCCCACGGCAACATATTCATAATATCTTCGAGCGCCCATTTGTGAACATGCATCAATGCAAAGTTCAATCTGTAGTAGCTCTCAAAATCAATATGAGAGAGGCATACTAAAAAAAACTCTGGAGGCCTTCAATTACTACAGTACCCTTTTTCTTAGTCTTAGGGTTTGTTACTTTAACCTCATGCTTTAATTTAGGCATAGTCTTAAAGAAGTGTTGTAGTTTTAAGAATTGTTCCTGAGTTAAGTTTTCAATAAAGTCTTTTCTATCTTTATCCGATGTACTTGCTTTATCAAATACTTCTTCACCATTATATATTTGTAGAATACACTTACTAATCACATCTAACATCTCATCTGTAGACGGATTCGATAGATTAGCATCCATGAACATATCCATTGTAGGGTATGTCATAACTAATCCTGCATCTTTTGTTAGTTCAATTTTGTTTGTGTGGTCCACATCCACGTGTACATTGACTTTCGATAAGTCAACTTCTACTGGCACCATAGTCTCGTTGTCATCTGGTGCTCTTACTTTTAGTTTGACAGTTTCACCTACTGATTTAGAACGTATATTTAAGAAGATATACTCTAAATCAAAACTTGGTAATGTATCTACATCTACCTTACCAAAGGTACAATTGTCAATAATAGTTTTGATCGCTTCGATCTGATCTTTTGTTTTTCCACTTTCTTGTGCTTGAAGTAATACCTTTTCTTCTTTCACAAGAAACGGTCTGTATTTTATAATCTCATCTGTCGATGGGACTTCCAATTCAAACGTTTGTTGGTTAATGTTGGGTAAAGCCATAATTATTCATCCTTATTTTAAAACGTAAATGGTGGGAATACTTTGCCACCAAATACTTTACCAATTGGTATAGAACGTTTAAGGTGATTAAACGCATCTCTACCTGCTCTTTTAAGTTCAGGTGGTAGTTTTTGAAAGAACGCAGGACCTTGAAATCCTGGTTTGACTTCGCCAGATGAAAGACCACCTACTTTACCTGTGCTGTCAATATCTAAGTTAAAGTTCAACCAATATCTATACGTGAAAGTTACGTTGATTTTAACATAGTCGTTCTTTGTACCATAGTTATAATCTACTGTACCAATCGCTGTTGGATAACACTCAAACATTCTTACACCATATGTTGCACTGTCTCTATCGTTTAGTGTATCGAAAGAACCTAGTTGAAATATATCAACTGGTGCAACAAAATCATCATAGTAACCAGTGTTATTAGTCACTGGATCAATGACTAGATTTTGCCATGTCTCAAAGAATTGTCTTAGTCTTAAAAACTTATCACCAATAAATGTCATGTTGACATCAGCATATTGTGCTATTGATGGGAAGTTATATGTTGGACCATAGTGTCTGTATGGATTTGTATTGATTGTTCTATCTGGTAGTGTCACAGCTTCACACATAAGACCAATCTCTCTACCGATCTCCATGTGTTGTTGTGCCATTGCATCAGCTAGACCTTGTTTTCTAGCAAGCTCTGGATTACTACCTGTTTTCTCTTTACCAAATACGTCAAGCATATTAGTACCACCTCGTGGCATGCCAATACGTACTAGGAATCTACTTTGTCTAGCAACACCCTCACCTTTGGATATTGCTGATCTAAATCTGTTAATTGTTGTTTCTGGATTAGCACGTGACTTAATCCTTGGATCACCAGGTATATTATCATACTCTTTACCTCTTGGTAACCCTATACGAAAATCATAACCACCTATCTTTTTGCCTGCTCTAAATATTGCCATTATATCATTCTCCTACTATCTGAATGAACCTTAGCCATAGATGCTTTCTGGAACTGTTGCACTGGTAATAAACATGCAGGTAAAAAGTCTTCTTCTTCTATACGTAAGAAACCAGATCGTACATGGTTTGTAAGGTAGTGTTTAATCGTTGGTTTAATCAAATTAATTCTCTTTAAACTATTATAGTCAGCTGCTGATAAGTTCTTATTGTCAAGTGCCTCTAGTAATCTAACTCTCAATGCAATCGGTAGATAGTGAAAGTTGATTCCTAAGAATCCACCTGGTGCTGAACCTATTGGCAACACTAATGGGAACCTGTCATAATACGGCAGAAAGTTTTTCAACTTAGGGTCATAAAAGAAGAAGTTTAATTTACCTACACTAGGTTGTCTTCTTAGTGGACCTTGATTGATCAGTCTACGTGATGATACTTTCGCACCAAGTTCTTTGATCTTGTTACGATACCATGTGACTGACTTTTGTTTGTCACCTGCTGCTTTTCTTATATCATCGAGGATTTTACCCATACTACTATTTATATGAGCCTAAGACATCTTCAGTAAGTATTGTAAATTCCATGCCACGTTTACCAGACCACTGTTTTGCGGCCTCCCACTTTGCAGTATTTTTAAGATATTCTCTCACTTCATTTTGCCACTTCATAGTCTTACGTTTGGGTTTTTTAGTTGGCGCAACCGTATATTTTTTTGGTTTGACTTCCACAATGAGTTTACGCAGTTTACCTTCTTTGTCTTTGTACTTGATGTAAAAGTCAGGAAAATAACGATGTATCTTACTATCTAACGGCGACTTGTATGGTATGATCAACTCCTCACTACCCCATTCTAAAATGGCAGGATTCGTGTCACAATACACCATAAACCTACGTTCCCACAAACTTCTATAAATAACATTCGCCGGATTGCCCTTGTACTTGTTTTTATTCTTAGGTCGGTACCTACCCTTATATGATTTGCGATAGCTCATATAAATACTTATATGTCATTAATATCTGGTTTAATAAGCAAACTCGCATCTAATATTATGGGTAGTGGTAATGTTGGTAAAGCCAACAACGCTGCACTCGGTGCCAAGTTGCGTCAACGATCAAACTTCCAAATTGATACCTCTCAGTTTGCACATACAAACGTAAACAAGTTTTCATTTGGTAGTTTAGTATATCCTGAAACACTAGAAACAGATCCAGGACTAGGACACTATATGCTGTTCTACATCTATCGTACAAAGAACTCTAAGTACAATCCTCCTGGCACAAATGTTAGTACAACTAAACCAGGAACAAAAGGTAATGCAGGTAATTATAGTGTGCCTGGTATAGAATCAAGCACAAGAAATGATTTTCAAGCAAACACTGTAACAAGAGAGAAAAGAGATAGCATAAGAGAGAAGGTAGGCTTCGTAAAAACATCCGATGCTATTGCTTTGTACATGCCACCTAATTTAGAATTTAGTTACAAGGCAGACTACAGAGCATCTGAAACTGGTGCAGCTGGATCGTTTGCGAAACAGTTTGTAGAGGGCAGTGTAAAAGATACGCTAACAAGTCTTGGTGAAGGTGGTGGTGTTAGATTTTTAACAGACGAAATAAAAGAAAGATTATTGAAAGATGTGCCTGCACAGATCGGTGAGTTTCTTGGTGGTGGTGATATCACTGGTGTAGTAAGACTACGATCACAGAAAGCAGTTAACCCACACTTAGAAGCGATCTTTGAAAAGATCAACATGAGAGAATTTAATTACACGTTTAGATTTACGCCAAAGAA